ATATTCATCATAGAATTTTATCTTTTTAACTTTACGTAAAGATCTCCATCTAACTTTTAATTCTCTAATATTACCATTTTCATCAGTATAATTATTATTGAAGTAATGACCATTTAATTCAGCCATTTGAGTTATACTGCTAAATAATCCTGCAGAATCAGTTCTATCTCTAAATAACGTATGATTATCATAATCATCAGAATAAGTACCTTTACCAGATCTTGTAGAGTATTCTAGTAAATAATCTATTTCATCAGGTTTAAGTTCATCATAATATTCATCAACTAATTGATTAGGTGATTTATGATCTTCCATTATAATAATATCAGCATCTTCAAAACGATTAGAATTACCAGTTCTGATTGCGTGTACTTTTAATGGATTTAATCTTTCAAATGTAGGTTCTCCGTGAGATATATCAACTAGATATATTTCTTCAGCAACAAGTAAAGCGTCTTTAAAACCATTTGTAAATTTTTCAGAGAAGTTTAATTCTTGCCAATAATGTCTAAGAATTTGATTCGCCATTTTTTCACGAAGATCTTGCCAAGTATATTTCATATACTTACCTAATTCATTCATTTTTTGTTTTAACTCATCCTCTTGATAATTTTCTTCTAACATTTTACTAAGTTTTTCAAATAAAAATTTCTTCTTATCATCTTCTTTCTTAGTAATAGCGTCAGGATTAGTTACAATAACAGACCAATCAAATCTTCGTTTAATTTCTTCACCTACTAATAAATCAATCTTAGGAACTATAATAGGAATATGTGGTATTTGCTGAGGTACGTAACTAGCTTCTAAGTGATGTGGATTAACAACTTCTGTTAAATCCTGCATATCTAAAATACCATTATAAAGATTATAATTAATAATTTTATTTTTAAATGTACGTCTAACACCATCGTCGTGATAAAATGAATATTTATCAGAATAATCAATGTTCGATTTCCTCCAGTCTTTATCTTTTTTATTATATGGTAATCGTTGTCGTGGTTGTTGTATTCTTAAATTACGTCCTTCCATTTATTTAAATTTATTTAACTTTACAATATACAACATTTTAATCTTAATTCAAAATTATTTATCATATATTAATAGTGTATTTGATTTCCGTTCATAGCGTTTGGTTTATTAAAATTTCTATTAAAAAACTTATCATTTGCTAAAGTATCAATTTGTTTATCTTTATTAGCTATTGCAGATTGTGTTCGTTTATATCTATCTTCTCGAAGTATAAATAACATTCCTGCAGCAGATACTCTATCAAAGTTACCATCAGAATTCCATTTAATACATTCTTCAATATAAGCCAAACCTCTTAATGTATGTAGTTTTAATTTACCAGGATTTTCTTCATCTTCAACTGGAGAAATTTGCCAGTTAGCTTGTAATACTCTACCCCATTTATTTACTTCTAAATTAGCGTGAGTACCTTTAGATGTATTTCCATATCCCATATCTTTAGTTAATTGCATATCTTTAAGAATTTGAGGTGTATCACATAATCTAAATAAAGCATTCTTTTTATCAAAATAACTAAACAAACCTTTTAAGTTTTTTTCATAATTAGCCGTAGCATTATAAAATTCTAATACTCTTAAAGATATTTCATATGCTTCTTCAGCTAGTCTAGGTCGTCCTGAAAACTCTGCTACAATTCTATCTGTAAACAAGTCCATAATTATTATTGAAAATAACGAAGTACCTGAGTCAGCATCGATAGGGTCAATTCCTGCAATATATCTTCCGTGAGCTATTTCACCATTAGCATTCTCTGAAGGCATTTCAAATATCTCCAAACATCCTTCACGATTAGCATTATCTTTATCATAACTTCGTAATGGAAATTTATCATTATTTAATCTCCATTTAAGTTTACCATCACTAGTTCTTACTAATTCTCCAACATAATGTTCAGCTAAGAAGGCTTCTTTTCTAACCATTATAGTTTCTAAATAATCTTTAAGATCGGATACTGGAAATACTGTTCCTTCAGTACGCATAATTGCATCCTGTGGTGTAATACATTCCTCTGCTTTCTTCTGTGTAATTGCAGATGGATCTGTAGAACTATATTTAACCAAGTGTCTATCTAATAATATTTCAATTAAAGCTTTAATAACATCAGGCTCACCTATCTGTTCATTATAACAGTTTTTACGATTCATATAAGCTCCCCAAAAGAATCCACATAAAGTATCACCATTTGCATTTTTATCAAATACATTTGGAATACCATAAACATTATATGCTCCAGGACTGTAGAATAGTTTTTCAGATCCTTCAAAAGATCCACCTTCAACTCCACCAGTTCCCATTGCAATCATAAATCCAAATGTAGTATTACCATCTTCAACAGCTTTTCTATTAACGTTCCAAGCTTTTTCTAAGTTATTAAATAAACCATCTTCTTCATAATGTATTAAAGGTCCCCTAATACCCCTAGCTTTATCAGGATTATCTTTTAATGATATACCGTGTACAGAAGCTAAATTACCTTTACGTACACCATACTCATCTTTAAATCCTAATTGTATTTCTAATGTACTACCTGCTCTATCTACAACTCTCATTCTTTCTAAAGGAGTTGTTTCTGCAATCCAGTCTAAACAATCTACAATTTTACCCCAAATACCTTTATCTCCAGATAGAAAACCTTTATCAGAAGCTAAATGAAAGTTAGGATTACCTGAACCAGGATATACATAAATATTACGAGGACTCCAAGATGCAGCTTTAAAACTTGCACCCACACCTCTGCATTTTAACATTTTACCGTGTTTACCTCTACGTTTACATTGTTCAACATAGTGGTGAAATAGATAATCTCCTAACCAAGGTTTAGCAAATTTACGAACACGTTCACCTTGTGACTTAACACCATCAGATTGTGTACCTGCTTGTTCCACTAACCAAATTGGAGAATAGTTCCAATAGAAATATAACTCTCCAGGAATCCATTCTCCATCACTAGGTCTAACTAATCCATATTTCCATCTATGTAATTCTTGTTTCCAAAATGTACCATATTCTGATTTAGGATTTGGATTAGGTGTGAGATGTGTATATTTACCGTGTTTCTCAAAGAATAAAGCTTTCTCTCTAAAGAAATCCATATCCTCTAATATATGTGGATTTGTTAAATCAACTTCTATCCTACCATCATTATAATCTTTAGATTTAGGTTTATCTTTAGCATAACCTCTAATATCTTCTTTTGAAATTAAATTTTTAATAAAAGTAATCGAACTTAAAATATCTATTAATTCTAACCATACTTCTCTTGGAAGTTTACTTTTAACTTCCTCAGTTAGTACAGTTTGAAAACCATTCATTTTATATAAAGTTTCTATTGACTCCATTCAGTTTCGTTAAGTACTATAGCTTCAGTGCTTAGTATAATTTTAGCAATAGATACTGCATTTTCTAATGCACATCTTGTAACTTTAAGTGGATCTATGATATTTTGTTCAAACATATTACCTCCGTAAACAGAACCGTTTTCTGCAATCGTTACTCTTGGTGACCATAATGATCTATATATTTGACATATTACATTTTCAATATTTTCAAAATCTTTAGGCACTGTGTGATATAATGCTAAACCACCACCTTCAACAATTCCTTCTTCTAATGCACAAGCTACCGCTTTAACAGCATCATCATATCTATCAAAACGTTCTTTCATTTCAAGTTCTGATTTACCACCAACTTTAATAATAGATATTTTACCTTTTAGATATTCAATTCTCTGTTTAATTAAATCTTTATCATATTCTGTTAATTCAATATTTTTAGATAGTTCATTTAAAACTTCTAATTTATCAGTAATATCAATATTATCATCTTTAACTAATATACTATTATTCTTAGATATTTTACAAGATTGTAATTTACCAAGAACATCTGTGTTATAAGATTTAGATAAATCTGTAATTAATGTACTTCTTGTAAAGTCACATAAATCCTGCAATAGGTCTTTACGGTGTTTAGAGAAGCCTGGTGACTTAATAACACATATAGTT